GGTCTTTTGATCGTTGGCTTAAAACCATTGATCGGTCTTTTTGACCGCCATGTCACACATCATCCCGATGTGCCGGCAGTTTTAACTAGAGGTTCACTATGAATAGATATCGTCAAGATAACGATACTCCGGAGTCAAGCACTGTTTCATTCGATGCCGTGGGCAGAGATGGCAATGCATTCTCCGGGACAGAAGGGACGTTCACATACTCGAGGAGCCGAAAGGCTATTTCCGATGTGTTGACGCCCAACTTTCATTCGCGTATTCGTCGTGGTGATATTATTAATAATGCCGCTACGATTACAGCTAGTGACAATCCTGTTCCAGGTGGTAACTATGCTTACGACGTTAAGTACGATAATGGAGAGGTTGGCGTTATTAACGCTACCGGTCCTATGTACGATAATGCCGTCGGTAAGTGGTTACCTGGTCCTAGTTTTGCCCCAGATCCGTCAAACGGTCTGGACCTCGGTGCCATGGCGAAGCTTAAGGCGCTATCTAATATAGATAGTACCCCTTACTCGTTCGCTGAGGATCTTGCAGAGATACGCACCACTGTAAGACACCTTATCTCACGGGGAAAGCTCTTGAAAGAGCTTAATACGTCTTTTGATAAACGTATTCGTCGTTTTAAACGATTGTCCCGGGGGAAGAAAGCATCAACTGTCGCGCGTGAAACCTCTCAGCTTTGGCTGGAATACAGGTTTGCCATTTCTCCCCTCGTTCGATCCATTGCGGATCTTATGGAGGCAGCAAATGAAAAACTTAAATCTCGTCCTGAGAGGTTAACATCACGTGGGTTTGAGCAATGGTCTGACTCTTCGAGTCAGACCGTGCCGTACGGGGGGTCTCGAAATCTTCGAGCCAACCGTACACACGAAAGTTCTATTAAGGTGGGTGCAGGGGTTTTATACTCTGTATCCAATCCTCTTAGTGGCTTTCGGTTCAAATATGGGCTTAGAAACAAAGACATACCTGTAACTGTTTGGGCAATTGTGCCCTACTCGTTTATGGTAGACCGCGTTTTTAATATATCCCAGGCTCTTCGTGCAATCACGAACCTGTGGGACCCAGATGTGCACATCCACGCGGCATGGTGCCGTACCAGTCGTGAGACTCGTACTGTATACAACGTGAACGGCTCTGCTGTTGGTTCGGATTCAAATAATCCCCAACAGTGGCATTTCTCTGGAACCGATCTTCCGATCGAGTCTTTTGAATATGTTCGCGTGCCGTGGACACCCTCCATCGCTGATGCTATACCGACGCCCACTTGGGTTAAGTTAGTAGACAGCTTCACAAAAATCGCTGATATAACGGCCCTCGCTCACGTAAATGTGAAAATGGGACGTTAAACGCAGTATAACAATGGAGACAATTATGTCTTTAAACAACGCAAGCATCCTTTTGGGTGCCACTGAATCTTTTACCGGCGGTAGCGCTTTAAATTTTGCTACCTTAGGTCCCCGCGAAAACGGCAATACACTTTACGCCACAGATGATTCGGATATCCGAACACGACGTGAGATAATTTGTAAAACCGTTCAAGCTTCGACCAACCCGGATAAACCTAACGGCTACACGCAATCGCGTTCGGCTGTTACTTTGAAAGTGCCATTGCCACTTGACAATGGTACTATCACAGTCAATACAATTCGTATTGAGGTTTCAACAGATGTTGAGACTACAGAGTTGGAAAAGCTGGCATTGCGCCAGATTGCCCTTCAGGTTCTCTCGGATTCGGATTTCACCGAATTCTGGAATAACCAATCTGTAGTGTAGTTCTTTTCCGACGCGAGCCTTTTTTGCTCGCGTCGGTTTATATACTACAACAATGTTTGTTGGAAAGAACTTCACAACAGGAGAATTCCTATGAAGACTAGAAAGAAAGGCTCGAAGCCTTTGCTCTTTGATTTCTTACCCGCGTCAACTACGCTGGAGAAATCCGTTCTACTAGACCTCAATAATCACCACCATACAGAGTACAATGGTGATTATTGTTCAACCCAAACCAGTGTCTTACGACACTACCAAAAGGCCCAACGGAAAGCATGCTTGAAGAAGTACGCCGACCCAGGGTTAGGAGTCAATCATGAAAGACAAGAAAAAACATTTTCGAAATTTCGGAGTGTTCACGATCATATGCGCAGCTTTAAGTCTAATTCTAGACTTGAACTACCAAGCTGCAATGACCGTGTCTTATCAACTATGTGCCGTTCTCGAAGCGTCCTGCTAAGAGCCCGGGCTGTCGCAAGACAGCTTCTCACTCCTTTCCAAACAGAAGAATGGTTTAACGCTTGTCGGAACCCAAAAGGTTCTTCCATAGGCGTGTCATTTAAGGACACTTCGCTAGAAGCGAAGTTTACTTATCCACTCTCTTGTACGGAACGGGTTATACCCTTTTGGAACATGTACTTAGATTTTGACCCACGGTTAAAGTCTGCCATTGACGATTTCAATTGTCTGCCGGCATCCCCCAAACGGGAAATGTATAATGTTGTAGA